TTCTCGACGGCGAGAATCTTGATCGAAATATCGATCAAATGTGCGGCTACCCTGAGACTATCACTGCTTCTATGTACACGACGATGTATCGTCGAAATGAGATAGCAAATCGTGTAGTCAACATCAACCCAGACGAATGCTGGAAAGATTTCCCCAAAATCTACGAGACCGAGGAAGAACGCGAAACCGCGTTTGAAAAAGCGATAGATCGCTTGAATGCCAGAACCCATCTATTCTCTTACCTCCATCGAGTTGACCGCGTTAGCGGTATTGGGCGCTATGGCGTCCTATTCCTCGGCTTTGACGATGGCTTAGACTTCTCTGAGCCGGTTCCCGGCTTTGATGAAAGCGGGCCTTTAGAAACGAGAGGGAATGCAAACGTGATTTATTACCGAGTATTCGGTGAATCTAGCGTTAGTATTATGGAAATGGAAAATGATCGAACCAACCCAAGATACGGCCACCCAAAATACTATAATCTTGTATTCCAAGAGCATCCTTCATCAACTGAAACCACAGCCCAAAGCCATCGAGTACACTGGTCTCGTTGCATCCATATAGCCGACGATCGGATTGAATCTGAGATATTTGGGGCTCCCCGAATGGAACCTATATTCAATCGATTACTCGATTTGCGAAAAGTTGTCGGCGGATCAGGCGAAATGTTCTGGAAGGGAGCTTTTCCCGGCCTTAGCTTTGAGGTGGACCCCAAGTATGGGGATTTTACAGAGGAGGAGAAAGCTGCCTTGCGAGCAGATGTGGCGGCTTACGCCGAAGGGCTGCAACGATACATCACTATGGTTGGTGTATCCGTCAAAAGCATTACGCCACAAGTGGCGGACCCTACAATGCACACTCGTAATTTGCTGATGCTGATTGCGATGAACAAAGGCGTTCCCATGCAAACCTTTATGGGGTCGCAACAAGGACAGCTTGACAGCCCGCAAGACGCTATTCTATGGCGGGAGCGAATAGCGCTCCGTAAAGAACGATACGTCTCTCCACATATTATCCGACCTACTATCGATAGATTGATACAAGCCGGTGCGTTACCTCCGCCAAAAGAACAACCAGATCAACCCCTGCCTTACGTTATCCGCTGGGAGCCAATGGCTCCGCTTGGGATTATAGAGCAGGCAGAAGTTGCCAAAAATAACGCGGAAGCGTTGGCTAGGTATGCGACTTCGGGAGCCGAAGCCCTTGTTCCGCTGCCTGAATTTTTAGGTAAATTCATGGGACTATCAGTACAGCAGGTAGAATCAATAATGGCAGCGGAGCAGACCGAAAGATCTCCTGTTCTACAGGAGCTAGGAAAAGTGCTGTCCGGGTCGGCTAATGGTAATATACCGAATTCAATTCCTAATATACCTAAGCCAACAGACACTAAAGACCCTAGTAAAACCCCAGTAAATGTCCAACAAAGGGCCAAAGAATAATGTCAAACTTTAATCCACTCGCTACGCAATTATTCATTGCGGCGCTACGCCAGGAAGACGTAGGCGCTGCAAATCTTTTCGCAGTAGATGTCACAAACAATCCCGATCTCGTTAATTCCAGCATTCCACCCACGTCCGATTTATCGGACGAGGAGTTAGCTGATTTTCTGGAGTTTCACTTAAATGAATTGAATAAAGGAATTGTAAACCTTAGCTGGAATGTACATATTCCATCGATCATTGGCGCTGTTGCCGCTTGGCTCAAAAATCAATCCTCGGAGAATAATAATGGAAAAACTGATAGCGAACATAGCGTCTAATAAAGTACGCAGCGCCTCATTGCACGGGCGTAGCTACCTAGTAGCGCCTGTTTCTATGCTTGTCGCCGGAGTTTGGAAAGGCTCTGCGGGCAGTATTTACTATGACGAAAAAGACATTGCATCAAGCGTTCCCGCTTGGAACAACAAACCAATTACCATAGGCCATCCAGAAAGGCCGGATGGAACTAAGGTATCAGGGGCCACACCCGAGTGCCTAGAGCGATTTGCTGTAGGGATGGTCCTGAATACCAAGTTCAACAAGCGCAGCAATAAATTACAAGCGGAAGCTTGGTTTGACGTGCAGCGCCTTAGCGAGGTAGAAGGCGCTGAAATAGTACATTCGGCGTTACTCGCCGGACAAAAGCTTGAAGTTTCTACAGGATTGTACGTCGACCCGTTCGTTGCCAACGGCACGTTTAACGGTCAGTCTTACGAAGTAAAAGCCACTAATTACCGTCCAGATCACTTAGCGATCATACTTTCTGGCGAAGGCGCGTGCTCCTTGAGAGACGGCGCAGGCTTGTTAGTCAACAAAGCGGCTACGCCCGCTCGCCCCGAGGCTCCGCCTCAGTTAGTAGGTAACGCTAAAGAGCTAACGTCAATTGTGGATAAAGTACAAACGGCAGTGCGTGTCGCGTACGAAGTAATACGAGAAGGCGCGTCTTCTACTTACGCCTACGTCGAAGCGATATATTCCAATTATGTCATCTTTATGCTGAGCACGCAAAGTGAAAGTACATATTTTAGACAAAATTATGCAATTGAATCCGGATTAGTTAAACTAATAGGTAATGCGACACCCGTAACTCGCAAAGTTACTTATTCCGTCCAAAACCAAAAACAAGACAACATGGAACGAGAAGACTTGATTAAGAAATTGGGCAGCGAACACGCTGAGTTCGTAACGAACATAAGCGAAGACGCTTTCCGAGCAATCGAAAAGGCCCTGGCATCTGCCTCCACTCCTCCCGCTTCTGCTGCCCCTGCTAAGATTGTATGCAACTCGGTTGCCGATCTTCTGGAATATGCCGCAGACGGAGTAAAAAACCAAATCAATGACGCGCTGCAACTTGCAGTTTCTACGCGAGAAGCATTGATCGAAAAGATTATAGCTAATACGAAGAACTCGTTCACCAAAGACGAGTTAGCATCTTACCCTACCGCACACTTGAATAAATTGGCATCAGTAATCATGCTACCAACACAAAAAGCTAATCAAGGCGTTTACGCCGGGGAAGCTTTTGTAGGTAATCAAGGATCACAAGAGCCAAGCAAGGAAAGCGTTGTTCTACCTATTCCCACTTACCAAAAGAAAAGCAATTAAGCTATGACGACCGCAGCAGCACGAACAATTATCAAAGACACAGGATTTGAAGGCCCAGTAATTGAGCGGGTTACTGCTTCTGGTACTTCTATCAAACCTGGACATTTGCTCAGAATCACAAGTGCGAATGAATTCAACGTATTCGCCACACAAGGCGGAGACGCGCCTACTCTGATTGCGCTTGAAAACAACCTTGCCGGAGATCACGAAAGCGGCGGAGGCGTAGATAAAGCCTATGCTGCTGGTGAAGTGTGTTTTGCTGAGTTTCCTCCTGCTGGTGCCTTGCGATACGCAAGAGTACCTAACGGACAAACTCTAGTAATTGGCGATGCAATGATTTTCAACAACGCTGGTCAGCTAATTAAAACAACTGGCTCACCGCTTAAAGTAGTTGCATGGGCTGAAGAAGCCATTACTACTTCCGGCGAACAACTTGTCCTTGTCCGAATTGCCTAACCCTAAGAAAGAGACTCAAGAAAAACCATGAGTGACGTTCAAACAGATTTTATTGTAAACGATGGGCAAGGCTTTTCTGGCTCTGGCTCCGTCGCAAGTCGTTTGCTAAAAACAGGGGATTATATGAGCTTCCGGCCTTTTATCGGAAGCGATAATCGAGAGTACATTCCAGTGTGGAACGGCAAGTACACCGAAGACGGCGAGCGGCAATACGAAGCTAAGCTCGTAGCTAATGCCGGTGCAGTTCTTCGTGCCGACGAATGGAAATGGCTCGATCAGAGGTTGGTAGACGTTGCAAGACCTCGATTGCAATTGATTAACTCAATGCAAGCCGCAGGGATGGTTGTCAATTTTCCTGACGCTTACAGCTACTCGATTTATCAATACGAACGAGTAAGTGATATCGACGATGCTGTTGTTAGCATGAAGGCAAAGTCGAATACAGGCAACGATCGATCGGTAGTCGATTTGGTAAGCATTCCGCTTCCTTTGATTCATAAAGAGTTCCAACTGGAAGCGCGAGAAATCGCGATCGCAAGAAAGACCGGACAGCGATTGCCAACGCACATGCTTGAACTTTGCGGACGCAAAGTAGCAGAAGCGGCAGAAAAGCTAGTTCTCGGCACATGGGGAAGCTATACTTTTGGTAGTGCTCCTTTGTATGGCATCATTAACTTCCCTGGCCGAAATACCGGAAACTTTTTGAATCCAACCGTCAACGGCTGGACCCCAGCCATGATGTACAACAGCGTCTTGCAAATGTTGCAAGTCGCTCAAAACGACTTCCAGTACGGTCCATTTGATTTGTACTACAGCCCAGGATTGATGCGGTACATGCTTGCAGACTATACTGCGGCATACTCTGGTCCAAGTCTTTTGGATAAGATTAGGGCGATTCCGGCTCTCGTAAATGTACAGCAACTTGATTATCTTCCAGATAATCGTTTGGTGCTCATTCAACGAGATCAAATGACCGCTTCGGTATTGCGAGGTATGGATCTAAGAACCGTTCAATGGTCTACAGATGGCGGAGAAACGATTAACTTTCGAGTTATGGCTATGTTGCTTCCTCTGCTGAGAACAGACCAAAACGGTAATAGTGGTATTGTCGATTTCACTGGCTCTGCAACTACTGTTTAATTGATAGTTGGGCTTTAGTGTAGAACCAAAATACCGCCTGCTTTTCTAATCGGGCGGTATTTTTCTGTCCCCTAACAGGAAAAAAAAAATTATGACAAAGACAAAAAATCAAGTAGTTGTTGTCGAAGCTCCCGCTTTTGAAGTTGCGCCACAAGTAGAACAAGTAGAACAAGCAGAACAAAGCGCAGAGACAACAAAAGATGTGCCTAGCGTACCCGATAAAAAGTTTACTTTTCGGGTTGTTGCAGGTAAGCACTATGTAGGCGAAAAAGCTTTTAGAGTAGGCGATTTAATCGAAACCGACGAAGATCTAGTTGCAATTTGCGGTAAGCTAAAATTTGAGTTAGTACGAGGGTAATTACAATGGCACGCAAAAAATTGTCGTTAGCTCATCGACGGCTAGCTGTCGCAATTGCAAAAGATCATTTTCCTGCTTCTGGCGGTAATGTAGTAGAGTTTGAGCGTCTAGTCAAAGAAGATCGCCGAACCAAAGCAATTGATCCTGCATTATTGGTACTTTTCGTACAGATTATGATGGCAGTATTCACCTACTTCCAAAACAGACAAAAAACAGGACTTCCTGTCATGTCGCAGACAGACGATGAAATTTTTCTCGGGTCGATCCGGTACGGAGCATAAATCATGGATTTTAATTCAATTTTAGCTGTTGTAGCTGCTGTAGTCGGCGGAACTGGTGGACTTTGGGCTCTGTGGCGTATTGCACGGCCTTTGCTACCCACAAACGCAAAGCGTGACGCAATAGTAGAAGATTTGTTAGAACGACTACACAAACAGACCATGAAAGGCGAGCCGACAGCGCCTAGTGTACCTGACCGTGCAGTAGCTTTGCAGTACACAGAAGCGGTATTGCGCTATATGGAAAAGCACGGATCTAAGGAAGGTATTGCGGCTTTGGTTGTTGTTTTGTCCGAGATAGCATCGCCTACTCCATCCGAGGAGTAAGCCATGAACAGTCTAAAAGGGCCACTTTTAGCGTTTTTCTTCGCTATTTTTTTATTCGGCGTAAGCCGAATATCTAAGGATACGTCTATTATTCGCGAAGTGTCCGTAGAAGGCACACTGCTTATATGCGTACACGAAAAACAAAGACCTACCGTAGATGAAGTTATTGCTGTACGCGAAGCTAAAAGCTTCGTAGAAAAGCACAAACTCAAAGGATGGCTTGTTGTAGATCGTGACGATCCGAATTGGCAACCTTTGATCGAAGAAGCCGTAAAGAGGCAAATTGATCCCCCATTATTGGCCGCCGCTGTGGTCGAGAACGGAAGCGTTTCGTCGCTGAAGAAAATCGTTAAATGGGAAAAAGGATTAGAGGATATATTGCGATGAGCATAGAGTACGATGTAATTAACTTACCTGACGGCACACGCGTAGCTACCGGTCTGCTTATGCCTACCAGGGAAGACACTGAAAATGCACTCCAATATCCACTGTACGGCGAAGATCGCTTTCTGTCTCCTTCCGACATTGAAAAGTCGCTTAAAGGAGATAAGTACAAATCATTTAGGCGTTTGCGATCGAGATGGATTGTCAATCAAGGTTCTATTGGCAAATGCTGCCCTTCGTCTGTTATTGCTGCTTATCATAATCGGCGAGATTTAGATGGGCAAAGTGAAGTCGTGCTGGCTGATAGCCATTTGTATATGAATATCAACGGCGGGAAAGATGGCGGTTCCCAACTGGTCAATGCAATGAATTACAGCCAAATAGGGGGCATAAGCCCCGTTAAATTACGTGTGAACGGCAGCGAAATGCACTTTCCTCTAACTGCCTTTAATCGAAGGCAAGTAAGCCAAGCGCTGCTGAAAGCAGCAGATGAAGCAGCAAAAACTTATCAATCATTTGAACCTTATCGAATACCAAACAACGATTATGCTACATTTCGCATAGCAGTCGCTTCTGCGATCGCTCGCGATCATCAAATTATTGTAGCGGTACACGTAGGAAGAAATTTTGGCGCACTGCGCCAAGGCTATGTACAGCAAGCGTCAGGCTTCGGCAATCATGCCGTACTGCTGCATAGCGGAAAATGGGTAGGAGGAGAAGATCTCGTACATCCTGATATTCAAAATTCATGGGGACCGTCGAAAAACCCGCTACTGGGTCGCGTAAGCAACTCTGGGTGGGGCGAAGACGGCTTCGGACTAATCACGATGAGCAGCTTGTGGCAATGTGCCAAAACACACACCTTCTGGGTGTTTCCAGGTTCTCGAATGAATCCAGGTTCATTATGAAAAACGTGATTTGTTTGTCCGTATTGGTTTTGTGTGTTACAGGTTGTAATACTATTACTCCTGTTGCGCCTGTAGATACCCTTATAAAACTTGCGACTCCAATCAAAATTGATTCAGATTCAACTCCGTCTGCCGAGCCCATCATTGACGCCGGATCTCCTATTGAGGCTTCAGACACGTCCGTTGAACCCAAAGAGCCCGTAAAGCGTAATTTGATTGTACAGTACACAATAAAAGGATGCCGATGGTGTGATTATGACCGAGAGCGAATTATACCGAAATGGGTAGAAAAAGGATGGAAATTTCCGTCTCCTATTGACGAATCTGATTCTCCCAAAGGAGCTTACCCAAGATATGAAATATATGATGCTGAAGGCAAATTGAGAAGGCATACAGGTTCTTTGCTTAGCTGGAGAAACTAATGGCCGTAACCGAAGATGACGTATCTCGATTGCTTTCGTTTGATAGGGACAGGATACCGGAAGTCCAGCCTTTTATTGACGATGCGATTATCGTGCTCAATAACGTCATTGGAGACAGGTTAGATTCAGCCACTTTTGATTTAGTGACAAGATACATGGCAGCGCATTTGATCGCTATTAGCGATCCTCGCGTAAGCCTAGAGAAAGTCAAAAGCTTGCAAGTGCGGTATAGTACAAGGTTGGACAAAGGGCTTGCGATCACGCATTTTGGCACTACAGCAATGATGCTTGATTCTTCCGGGCGGCTTGCCGCTTGGAATGAAAGATTAACCAGTGGAGGAGGTATAAAACAATTCTTTTGGGCAGGTATTGAAGCAGCATGAAAATCATTACCGAAGCACAAAAAGATAGATTGATTTATTGGGAGTACAATGGGGCTGATGCCTACGGGCAGCCTATTTATGCCGCACCTGTTCAGATGACTTGCCGTTGGGATGAGTGCATTAAGCAGGTTTTCACGAGCGACGGCTCGCCTGTTTTTTCGAGCATCGAACTAATCACACAAAAACGACTAAAACCAAAAAGTATTGTTAAGAAGGGCAAGTTATCTAACAATATCGATCAAGCAGTACCGCGAAACAATAACGACGTGTACGAGGTAATAGGAGTGGAAGAAACACCAATGCTTAAAACCAGATCAGTCACTCTATTTGAGGCTTACGCATAATGTCAGATCAAACAATTCAGTTTTTGCTAAATAACGGCGTAGCCGTTGCTTTGTTGGCTGCGATTTTGTTTGGCGTCTATATGATAGGCAAAGCCATAGCAAAAGCTATGGAACGCCTGTTTGAGCATGTAGCAATACCATTAAAAAATGCGGCTATCGACCACTTGGAAAGAACTAACAGGCACCTAGAAAAAACATCCGAGGCAATCGATTCGTTGCGTACTACAATAGAGCATATTGATAGAAAACTTCCGCCGATTAGGTAGCTTATGCGACTGCAACGATTTGAAGTACAAGGCATCAAAGAACTGGAAAAGGCTTTCCGTGCCTACCAGAAAGAGACAGGAAAAGCTTATGCTTCAAGACTAGGCGAAGTATCAAGGCAAATACTTAAAGACGCCTTAGACATTACGCCAATAGACACAGGTGCATTACGGGCGTCTGGCGATTATTTTATAACAGGTAGGGGTTGGGATGCCGTAGCCGTAATCGGCTTCGGTTTTCCTGTTTCGGGGTACTTTAAGTTCAACCGAGAGCGGGTTCCCGCTGAATATGCTGTGTATCAGCATGACGCTCCGTATGAAGTCAAATTCCTGGAAAGAGCAGTAGAAATAAATGAAGACGCAGTTGGCTACTTGACATGGGAGGCGATTGCGTCGATATGACCACCCCTGCACCTACAACTACTCCCGCGCCTATTTTATCTCCTGCCGCCTTGTTTCGGCTTGTGATATTGCCAAAAGCCGCAGAGTTAGGCTTTACAGTGTACGTTAATCACATGCAAGATAAGCCCGACAGGGCTATTCTTGTGATGGACACAAAAGGCAGGCTTGCCCCGCATAATATGGCAGGAGAACAAAGCGATTTTCCCGTCGTAGAAGTACAAGTGCGCGCCCATGACCACGATATTGCGGCTAATGTATTGCCTGTTCTATGGGAGTCCGTTCTTAGGCACGTCACAGCGACCTCCGTAGGAGGCAAAATCATGCAGTGTATTAGCAAATATAATACAATGGGTTGTATGGGGCAAGAGCCCCAAACGCGCCGTTGGCGTTTTATTCAGTCCTTTATGGTAAAGATCATCTAAAATGTCAAATCGGATTCTCGAAAACGGATACCGTACTACCCTCTCTATCGACGGCGTTACAGCGTTGTTTGAAGTGGTAAGTATAACCCCTCCCGCTCTCCAATCAGACGATCCGGTAGAGCAGACTAACATGCAGACAAATAACTGGCGCAGTTTTTCCGGGGGGGCGTTGCTCAGTCTAGGAGATATCTCGCTTACTGTGCATTACGCAGTTGGTGCCTTCGATCAGATTAAAAACATACTCAGGCAGAATAAATACTGCACTATTCGATTCCCTGACGGTTCGGTACTGGGAACTTATTGCATCATACAATCGTTTTCCCCAGAAGAACTCACCATCAACGAGAAGCCCACGGCTTCTTTGACGCTCAAACCAAGCAACAGAACTACCAGCAATCCGCCTTCAGAATTCGGATACGTGTACACTACTGGTACTACAACTACGGTTGCTCCGTAGTATTAGTTTTCTAGTTTTTGTTTTGCCTGCCGCCTCTATTGGTAGCAGGCAATTTACCTTCAGAGAGAGATTCTATGTTGAAATTTTCAATTAAAGTTCATTCAGAACCAGTCATAATTTGCGACGAAAACGGAAATGAACTTACTTACAGCATTTGCCAACTAACGGGAGCCCAAGCCGACGACTACCGCGCCTCGCAAGCAGCTAAAGTGGAAATTGACGGCAAAGGGGAGGTGGTTAAATTCAATGATTTCACAGGGCAATACACAGATTTACTTACTCGATGTCTTAAATCTCCTGACGGTAAGCTAGTACCTAAAGCCACACTTGAAACATGGCCAGATGATGTTTTGAAAGAACTACACGCTGAAGCCTTGCGCATCAACAAAATGAACGCGGACGCGGAGGATGAAATCGACCCAAAAAAATCTTAAACGATAGTGAGTACCTTTGGTACGAGTTAGCGCACGAGTTAGGCTTGCCCCTTCAGTTCACAAAGCAGTGTACTACACTGGATGAGTTAGAAAAATGGCAAGCCTATTTTATTAGGCGGCGCGCCAAAAGAGATAAATCAGACTGGTATCATGCGGCGATTATCGCTGCAATTTATAATGCGTCAGGCAACATAAAAAGTAGGGTCAAAATAGAAGATTGCTTGCTATCTTTTAGCCCCCCAAAGCCAAGACAGAGTACGCAAGAACAAATTAAACAAACTTTCCTTGCTGTGTTTGGAATAAAAGAATGAGTGGACCCAAACGAGAATTGCCACCATTGTACGTTACCATAAAAGGTAACGCTTCTAGCGCTATTTCTGCTATGCGCAAAGTCGCAGACGCGGCTAAATCTATGAATAAAGAAATAGCCGAAGCCCGGAACGAAAATCTGAAAGCTATCAAAGAGCAAAACAAAGCAGAACGAGAAGAACAGCGCAGGCACCTAAAGCAAATGCAGCGCGAAATGCAAGAGTTCTTAGGGCAAGGAGTAGCGACAGGCAAAGATGCCTATCGATTACTGCCTGCTTTCAAAAAAGCGCAAACTGCGTTTGCAAAGGAAATGAAGCGCATAGGAACTTTAGATGAATTAGTCGCAAGAGCGGAAGATGCGGAAACCGCTGCTCGTAAAGTGAGAGTAGCTAGGCGCGTAAAATTGCTCAAAGAGCAAGACAAGTATTATGCTAATTTAGTGAAAAAAGAAGATGCGGCTAACGCAAAGCGCGCTCGACAAGAAGAACAAAGAGCCAAAAGAGAAGCAGAGGAAGCATTAGCAGAAGAACGCCGCGTATTAAGACGTTCACGTCTGCGAAAGCGCAATTATTTACTTAGAAAAAAGCAAGAAGCAGAGGAATTAGCAGCAGAAGAACGGCGCGTATTAAGACGTTCACGTCTGCGAAAGCGGAATTACTTACTTAGAAAAAAGCAAGAAGCAGAAGAATTAGCAGCAGAAGAACGCCGCGTATTAAGACGTTCACGTTTGCGAAAGCGCAATTATTTACTTAGAAAAAAGCAAGAAGCAGAGGAATTAGCAGCAGAAGAACGCCACGCACTGAGACGTTCGCGTTTGCGAACTATAAGGCGACTGCAAGCAATAAAAGAGGAGCGCGAAGCCAAAATAAATTCTTTTCTTGCGCAAGGAAAAAGAATTTTTGGCGGCGTAAGCGGTATGGGAGCAATGGGCGCTCGGGCTGATATGTTTATGCACGCCGGAGTGCTGCAAAATATAACGAATATGACTCGTAATTTTCTGATTCCATACGCGGAAGTAGAAAACGCTACGATTGAGATGAAAGCCTATACGGGCACATTAGAAGAAGCCAAAAAAATAATCGCTGAAATGCAAGATTATGCAGTTAAATCGCCATACCAACTCGGAGGAGTGCTACAAGCCACTAGCATGATGATGAAATATGGCGCTTCGGCAGAAAATGCAATGGAAATGACTAAAATGCTTGGCGACGTAGCCGCTGGTAACACAGACAGATTAAAGCTGTTGGCTTTGGCTGTGGGGCAAGCGCAAGGATTTGGTCGTTTGCAAGGTCAAGAACTTAGGCAGTTAGTCAATGCGGGTTTTAACCCGCTTATGACGGCGGCTAGGGAATTAGCTGGTCCCGGAGCAGACGAAACAGCCATTAAAAAACAAATGGATAGGCTACAAGACGCTATGCGAAGAAGGCAACTAAGTTCCGACATAATTAAAGCAGCACTAGAAGTCGAAACCTCCGAAGGCGGAAGATTTGCTGGGATGGCGTTGGAGCAAGCCAAAACACTCACAGGTTGGGCTAATCAATTCATTGAAACATTAGATCTCATCAAGATACAAATCACAGAGATATTTGCTGACGACTTGAAAGAAGGCATGAAAATGGTCGTCCGATACACGGAAGCAATCAAAGGATGGATACAAACAAACAAAGAAGTAGTGAAAGCATACGTCGAACTAGGATTAAAGATAATGGGAGCTATTGTTCTATTTCATGCCCTAGCTTTTGCCGTTGCTAGTGCTAAATGGATTATGATTGCTTTTATGACTGTACTAGGACCGTTAAGGCTCGCTTTAACTATTGTAACATTTGCAGTACAAGCGCTTACTGTAGCTATAACAATACTCCGCACTAAATCTTTGGCTACGTGGCTAACAATGCTAGGCCCGATTATTATGGCCAAAATAGGCATTGTAGGAATCATTTCTGCTGTCGGCGCGCTTATAGCTGTTATGCGCGGGCTAGCGCATGAAGACGGCTTCAGTGGCATGGTCAAAGGCTGGATAGCCTATTTGATGTTTTTCTTAGGGTGGCTATACAATTTCAGAGAAAATGTTGCTAACATCTGGAAATACATTGCTGTTAATTGGAAACATGACCTTACGTCTCTTGTGTACAGCCTAACCATAGGCATAGTAGATATTATCGCCACAGCCGTTGCCAGTCTCATAGGTTTTGGTGACAGTGTTCGTGCGGCTTTTGCTAACTTAAAAGCAGATATATTCGCGTTTGTTGGCGCGCCGCCCGAGCGAGATACGTCTATGTTCAATACGAACCTACCTGATTTTGAGCAGATCAAAAAGCAAATTAACGATGCACTCGCTGGTTTTATGCCAAGCGACGATATCTTTAATCCCAAGCCTAAGCCTGATATTGATTTTGAGAAATTCCTGAAGGGAGGATCAGACGCCGATATAACTCCAGCGCCAGCACATGCTTTACGGAACTCTGCTGACCACGCCACTCGTATGTGGCTGTACGGAGAGAGGGCTAAAGCAGCAATGGCAGCGCCTGCCGAGACGCACGAAAAAAAGGTAGAATCGTTACTTAAATCGATCGAAAGAAACACAAGAGCCAATAGCGGAGCGTTAGAGGTAGAAGATGCAAGCTTAGCCGTGGGAGCGACGCCGTAATGACAATGCCGCGTGTTGTAGGTTTACTCGCCCAGCGATTTAATCGGGATGCCGAAGGACATCGACATTATGAAGTCGATTGGCACATAGAAACGGCAAGCCCGACGCAAAATATGGCTTATATTCTGGCCAATTGGCCTTTGTTCGCTGTAGGCGCTCCTTTTAATCTAACTCCAATTTGGCCCACTGCGTCGGGAACCGACCCTTGGGCATTTTGCACGCCTGAGCTTAATATAGCGCCGCATCGTGACGTTCCTGAGTACACCCCAACGACAAATTGGGTTGTTACTCAGCATTGGTCTACAAAACAATCCTGGCGATGCCAGACATTTCCTATTGAAAATCCTTTGCTTGAACCTATTGACATCACAGGAGATTTTGTCCATGAGATTCGAGAAGCGAGCAAAGATCGTTTCGGTAAACCGCTATTGCACCCTAATTTTCAGCCCATAACTGGGCCTGCTGTAGAATACAAATACAGCTATCCGACTATCAACATCACTTTTAATTCAGCAACGCTGCCGCTGTCTACTTATGTGTTACTCATCAATAAAGTTAATGATGCGCCACTTTGGGGCTTGCCTGCTCGTTGCATCCGTTTTACGGATGCTAAGTGGTCCCGTAAGGTCTATGGCAGTTGCTTTTATTACTTTACGACGACATACACGTTTGAATTCGATATAGCTGGTTTCGACAAAGAAGTTCCCGCCGAAGGAACTCGTGTCTACGGAGGTGCTGGCGCATACGACGATCCCAATTCCTTTGTTAACGCAAAGACAGAGGAAGACGAGAATACTGCTGTCCCTTTGGACTATTTAGGGCGTAAACTTGTGTTTACGGGATACAATGGCGACGGTATTGCGATATACGAACACCCACAATACATACAAAAACCCCAAGTACACGAACAAGGCAATTTTCTCCTACTGGGCGTGCCCAGCGCGCTAAATTAAAATGGAAAGAGTATCAATCAACGAAGAAGCCAAAGGCTTCATTAACGATAGAGCGACTGTGGTCATACAAGCGCATTATCAAGAGTTTGATCCCCCGCAAATGGCTTCATTACAACATGCTTTTGATTACACTAATCCCGCCGCTGCTGCGGCGCACATGAAAACACAAAAAGTGCATGTAAGCCAGCGAACACCGATCGATATTGGAGAATGTGAATGGGGTGAATGTTTGCTTATTCTTTCGCACGAAGCCGCAGCGATAAACAAAGCCGCCCCAGATGCTTTACGCCTAGCGATGCAATCCAATAAAATTATTTTAACTAATACTGAAGGCGAAATAGTAGGAATTCTTAGACACCGATTTGCATCTGTGGTAGAATATCCATTTCCGGTTTTTGTCCAGGCGACTAACGCTACTGCGTTACTTTCGGTAACTGCTTACCCGATCATAGACAATGAAAAAGTACCTTCTGAGTGAAGCAGATCGTAAAGAAATCGCTAGGGCACTATCGAAAGAGCGTTCTGCGCCTCCGCCTAGTCTATCGACACAAAAAAGAACTATTACGCACGAGGAAGGCGATAGTTTTTGGGTTCTTCCTCCGTGCGAAACGGGCTTGCCGGGTGCAATAAAAATAGGCAATGAAATAGCCACTGTCGGCATCCAATGCTGCTTATTTAGGCACAACTGGAAAGAAAACAGACTTGAGCAAATGCTAGACGCTGCGGGAACCCCGTTACGCGTCACTGTTTTTAATTACTACGACCGAAGCGAAAACGGTCTAGTTCAGGTATACAAGCACAAAGATGGATCTTGGACTAACGAACGCCCTGCTGTCGTAATCACTTCGTCTCCTCCGGGCTCTGATACTACCACCGAGCCTCCGCTCCCGCCCGACCCTGGATGTGTCGGTGTGTGTTCGTGGCAAGCCGATGGCAATGGCCGATGGCATCTGAATAGTACTTGTGCTGATGCCACGACCACTAGCACTACGACCACTACAGGAGGCCCCACAACAAATAATCCACAGCCTCCACTAGGAACAAGCCATCCCGACAGCCCTCCGACAACAATACCTCCATGTATCGATTCTTCTTGTCGGTTGGTTTGTATAGACACTTCTACTACTCCTGCTCCTAACGAATACGGAGTTCCCGTTCCATACGCTCGCTTTCGTTATGCTCTGGCTCCCGACTCCCCTGTTTGCCCCGAAGGATGTACGTGCTACGGGCTGGGAGATCCTTGTTTCCTTATAGACGGCGAATTAAATTCAAAGTGTATTGGAATTCCGCAGATAACCACTACATCGCCTCCTGCTACGCCTGATCCTAATGCTCATCCTTGCGTACAAGCAGAATTTGTTTTTGGTACTGTAACTCCTGGCTACGCCAGATATGTTAAGCGCAGAGATCCGACAAGCGAATGGGAATACTGTGAGCAGTGTGAATATCCTGCCGTTGAGTTATATCCGCTTCGCGGAGATAAATATAGACGGCACGATTGGAAAAATTTACCCGATGTGTACGACACGCCGTGCGTTAAGACCCCTTGCGCGGAAGCCGAATTAGGTAGACCCGTCCCACAAAACCACGCGGTATTCCGCGCTTACCACTACGATCAACAAGTCCATTTATGGGGATTAGGTACAGGCGCGGCGTACAAAGAGGAAAATCGATTCAAAGCTAACTTCTTCCTATGCCGCGACTGTCCGGGGGCAAATCAACGCCCTGAATCGGCTCCTCCTATTTGGCTTACGGATAATGCTAATCGCAACGCGGTTGCGGGCGTGAGATACGATGAAACTAGCAATACTTATTTCTTTACTAGCCGCTGCGTAGAAGGCAAGGCATGTAACGTATGCGTCCGCGCCCCAGAACGTAAGCTAGGAGAAGGCGATGACGACGAACCCGAATTAGACGAAGTTACTACCGGCGTGCCTACAACCAGTACAACAAGCGCGCCTCCGACAACAACAATTGGGCCCTGCGGTTGCGAGCCGCCAAGCTATTGCCCTCACCCTTACGAGTGTACGAAAACTGCTTGTCGTAAGGGAGTAAGTCCTTCTGCGATTCCGCAACCTTGTGTAGACACTCCGTCGTCACCACCACCGCCTACTACACCTCTGCCACCAACTACAAACCCACCCCCACCCCCACCGCCTGGGTTTTGTTACGACGATTACGGCACATTGTGTGATTGCAATCCTCCTTCACCGCCCTCTACTTTCCCCCCGAGCGGGGGGACATGCCCACCGGGGTGTCGATTGTTTGACGACCCGGAAGATCCTTGCGATACACCGTATTGCTATTGCCCAGAAGAACCAGGAACAACCCCTCCCCCTCCTCCCCCTTTTGTCCCTTGTACGGGCGTTTGTGTTTATGATTCAGTTCGATTATCGTCGTCTGTTGTGGCTTGGCGATTCCGTTTCGATACTTGCGAAAAATTCGCTACATTAGGATGTAAATGCCCGTGGCCTCCGCGAGATCCGAATTTTTGCGGAGATGCAATTACAATAGGGTGTGAATCGCCCCCGAGACCACCAACGACATCACCGCCTCGCCCATGCAGTTGCTGCGGAACTACGGGATCACCGACAACAACTGGACCTACTACACTACCTCCGTGCCCTCAAGGTATATGCCGATACACGGCTAATTCAATAGGGGGCTGGACTTTAATACAAAATACATGCCGAAATCAATGTACATGCGCGCCCGCGTCATCAATACAATTTCCTAGCGAACCATGCCAAACATTTTCTTTGGGGTGCGGACAAAGACCGCCGACTACGAGGCCGCCGACAACTCCACCTTGCACAGAGAATAGTTGCGAAGAATCACAAAAAGGCAGTTGTTGTTACGGAGATGAGCGTAGTACATTCTGTATTGAAAATGTATGTAAATGCCAATGCGACGCTTTTAGGGCTACAAGCGGTTTTTTCTGGTTCACGGCAGGCGGAAGTTGCCAAAACGATTCGTGTGGCCCGCCGGAAGAATTTGGTAGATGCTGTTTACCTAACAATACTTGCTTAGACACTGACCAAGAAAATTGTGCCCGTTTCTTCGGCGCTGTTTGGCAAGCACGCATCTCTTGTGCGCAAAATCCGCCCTGTTCTTTGCCTACCACAACTCCTAATGTTACTACTACCCCAGGACCAACAACAACGACCCCGCCGACCAGCACAACCACTAATGATCCTAACGCTAATTGCTGTTTCTTAAACGGTCCTTTCGCTATATGTGTTCAGGATTTCGGATCGAATAACTGCATAGCCGCAGGCGGCTCTATAGTATCGGATTGTAGTCTTTGCGTGCTACCAACGACGGCTCCGCCGACAACGACGGACGATCCCGGAACAACGGCTCCTCCGCCAGAATAAACATAAATTTAAGCCAAAATATCTTGCAAATTCTGACGGAATCAGATATACTACTTCCGTCTCTTACTCATGGAGTATTCTTATGGTTAAATACACGGTCGCTATGGCGACTTACGAAGATTTTTACGGTGTGTTTTCTACAGTCCAAGCACTTCGTATGTATCACGATCTCGCAGACTGCGAGATTATCGTATTGGATAATAACCCAGACGGACAGCACGGACGAGAAACTAAAAGTTTCATAAACAACATCCAAAACACAAAAGTTCCGATTCGATACATCGAGAAAACCGGAGATACGGGCACTTCCATTACTAGGCATAAGCTATTTGAACTCGCCGAAGGCGAGCTAGTCATCGTAATGGATTGCCACGTAATGCTCAAAGCGGGAGCCATAGCCGCTATGAAAGCATTTTGGGAATCCGCTGATGCGGATATGAAAAAAAATCTGTTTACCGGGCCTTTGTTGATGGACAGCCTTAATTTCCAGCAGACGCACTTTGAGTGCGAGTGGAGAGGGGAAATGTGGGGGACATGGGCCACTGCGTGGCGGAAAGACGGCAAGTATTGGGTAGCGTCCGCAGACGAATCAGGTACTAAGATTCGCTTGCGCGAATTGATGACGGACAAATTTGAATACGAATTTGAACACGGTTGGCCCGGTCACGAAAACGCTTTGCGTCGATTGGGATTTACGCCAGCCGGATGGGAAGACGACGAACCGTTTGAAATTCCTGCCCAAGGTTTAGGGTTATTTATTGCGGCCAAAGAACATTGGCTAGGCTTTAATCCGCACCATAAGCACTTTGGAGGAGAAGAATGTTATATTCACGAGAAATACCGAATGGCAGGGCGTAAAACGCTTTGTTTGCCTTGGATGGGATGGAATCACCGTTTCGGACGGCCCGAAGGCCCGAGATATCCAATTACTACCGTAGGCAAAATGCGAAACTACGTTTTAGAGTTCCTAGAACTAGGACTGGACTTAGAGCCTATTCGCAAGCATTTTATCGATGAAATTAAAGTCAAACCCGAAGAATGGGATAAGGTCGTTGCCGACCCGATCAATTACGATCCGTACTCGAATTGGGCACCCAACACCGCTCCGGCCAACATGAAGCCCATCTATAAATCCAATTTAGGAATGGATTTGCCTGTTGTAGCTACTGATCTAAACGGTATGGCCGTGGAGATTGGAGCTATTCCGCGCGATTCTGAACGACATTTTGCTTCTTACATGAAGTACGGTTCTCGATGCAGTAGCATTTTAGAGTTCAATAAACGTCGTGAAACGACGCTGTTTTGGGCAGCAGCACTCGACCGTAAATCGGGATGCAACGGAGTATGCCAAAAAGCTACTTGCGACTGTGAAGCTACTTTGGTGTCGTATCAGGAAGAACAAGACACACTTCTCGGTATTATCGCAAAAGTAGTAGAAAAAAAGAAAGGTCGGCTCCGCCATTATTACAACATAAATAAGCCGTCTCGTGTCGAATTACCAGAAATCGATCGAGACTTCGATTTGTTGTACATTAACGAGTACAACTCGTTTGCTCGCATTTCGTCGATTTGTGATAAATACGCTCCGCGTATCAACAAGTACATCGTAATGCGAGGTACTGCCTCTAATACCGCCGGAGAAACCGGCGAAGACGGGCAGCAACCAGGAATGAAGTTTGCGATCAAGAACTTTATCCGCAAAAATCCAGAATGGTTTGTGGCGTACCATACCGAAGATCAGTATGGATTTACGGTACTGTCTAAGCTACCGGAAGATAAGCCTGAAACGCCAATTCGTATATGGTCTTTATCGGATAACGAAGGGCAGCCTTGCGGAACAGGAACCGAGCTTAAAAAGCTCTTAGAGAGCTGGGGCATTCAATCAAATCCAACCTGCGGATGT